CAAAGAGGTGTAAGAGTTAGGGATGAAGCAGCACCAATACAACCAGGTGAATTTAAAGATGTAGATGCACCCGGTGGTAATTTACGTGATGCGTTCTTCCCCCTACCATACAAGGAACCTTCTCAAACATTATTAAACTTATTAGGTATTGTTGTGCAAGCAGGTCAAAGATTTGCAGCGATTGCTGACATGCAAGTTGGTGATGCAAATCAACAAGCTGCTGTTGGAACTACAATTGCATTATTAGAACGTGGTTCGAGAGTCATGAGCGCAATACACAAAAGATGTTATGCAGCGATGAAAAAAGAATTTAAATTATTATCAAAAGTTGTGTCACAATATTTACCACCAGAATACCCATACGATGTTGTCGGTGGTGCAAGAAACGTGAAACAAGCTGACTTTGATGATAGAATAGATGTTATACCAGTTGCAGATCCAAATATATTTTCAATGTCACAAAGAGTGACCCTAGCACAAACACAATTACAACTTGCAACATCTAATCCGCAAATACACAACTTGTATCAGGTATACAGAAACATGTACGAAGCAATCGGTGTTAAAAATGTAGATGCAGTTTTACCACCACCAGCGCCAACTGCACCAATGGACCCAAGTATGGAACACATAAACGCGTTAGCTGGTAAACCTTTTCAAGCTTTTCCTGGTCAGGATCACAGAGCACACATCACAGCTCACTTAAATTTTATGTCAACTAACATTGTTAGAAATAATCCTGCAGTTATGGCAGCGATACAGAAAAATATTTTAGAACATATTAGTTTAATGGCACAAGAACAGGTACAATTAGAGTTTAGAGAACAAATGCAACAGATGATGCAGATGCAACAGATGGCAGCGACTGATCCAAGAATGCAACAACAGCTACAAGCACTAACAAATCAAGTTGAATCAAGAAAATCTGTGTTGATTGCAGAAATGACAGAAGAATTTATGAAGGAAGAGAAGCAAATTACATCACAATTTGACTCTGATCCTCTTTTAAAACTAAAATCACGTGAAGTTGACCTTCGTGCGATGGAAAATGAGCGAAAAAGAGACAATGATGAGGCTCAACAAGACCTTGCAAGAGCAAGATTAATGCAACAAGGCGATATTGCAGAGGATAAATTAGAACAAAACGAAGATTTAGCAAAATTACGAGCTGGAGTTAGCCTTGCAAAGACCGGAGTTCAACAAGCAGCGGTAATTACGGAGGATGATTAATGCCATTAAACAAAAAAGGTAAAAAAATCATGAAATCTATGAAGAAACAGTATGGCAAGAAGAAGGGTGAAAAGATATTCTATGCATCTAAGAACAAAGGTGTTATAAAGGGAGTCAAAAAAGGAGCATAAATGCAAAGATTAGACAAAATTAAAGATGTTAAGGTTGCAGAGCAGAGTGTTGAAGTAGATCCTAGATCTAAAACGACTGCAGATGGAGCTTTTAACTTAATTGCTACAGGAAAACCTGAAATGCCAGTTGGCGGTCAGAAAAGAATGTTGGCAGAAAAGAAAAGAAACTCTAAAGCGTATTAATTATGTGGTTATCGGCGATAAAATTAGCCGTCTCTGCAGGAAGTAAAATTTACGCTAACAAACAGAGAACGAAGATGGCGATGTCAGATGCACAACTGATGCATGCAGAAAAAATGGCCCGTGGTGAAGAGCAATACCAGGGTAAATTGCTAGAAGCACGACAATCAGACTGGAAAGACGAGGCAGTTTTAATAATTCTCAGTTTGCCCGTGTTGGTGCTCGCATATGCAGTTATATCGGACGACCCAACTGCTATGGACAAAGTAAAACTTTTTTTCGATATGTTCTCACAGCTCCCGTCATGGTTCACAAATCTTTGGATCCTTGTAGTCGCGAGCATATATGGTATAAAGGGAACACAAATTTTTAGAAACGGAGGAAAAAAATAATGGCCAGTAAATTTTTTAAAGCATTTAACTTTTTTAAGAGCAAAGGTAAAGTTTCTCCAACTATTACATCAGTAAAACCATCAACTACTGTTACAAAAAAAGGTGTAAAAGCTAGTCTTGAAAAAACTAGATCAGACGAATATAGAAAAAGATACACCGCTTTAGATAAGGCAGAAGACAAAGTTAAAACTGGTAAAAAAATGATGAAAGAGGGTCAAAAAGAAAGAAAAAAAATGGTTGATACTGGAAGAGCTTTTCAATTTAAACATAGTAAAAGTTATCATGCTGTGAAACCTGGTGATAAAGATCAATATAAACCTCAAATGAAAGTTGCAAGGCCACAGAAAAAATTTAAAACAGGTAAAGAATTAGAGAGAGAAAAGAAAATGGGCGGCGGAATGATGGGTCGTAGATTTGGAATGAAATCAGGAAGTCCATTTAAAAAAGAAACTAACGTAGAAAAAATTAAAAAAACTTTTGCTCCAAAAGGTAAAATAAAATTTGATGCTAAAAAATCTGATTTAGATAAAAGCGGATCTTTAAGTCCGTATGAAAAAAGAAGAGGCATGGCAATAGCAAAAGCCATGGCTAAAAGAAAAAAGAAGGTATAATGGCAGGTAAAGGTTTATATGCAAACATACATGCTAAAAGAAAACGTGGTGGTAAGATGCGTAAAAAAGGTGCAAAGGGTGCACCAAAAGCATCTGACTTTAAAAGAGCAAAACAAACAGCGAGATCATAATGACAAAACTATGTCCAAGAGGTAAAGCCGCAGCGAAAAGAAAATTTAAGGTATACCCTAGCGCCTATGCTAATGCCTACGCATCAAAAATTTGTGCAGGTAAGATCAAAGATCCATCTGGTGTAAAGAGAAAAGATTTTAAAGGACCTAAACCTGCAGGAAAAGCTATGGGTGGTAGAATTTATAAAGCAGGTGGAGGAGTATCAGAAGCTGCTGAAAAATTAAGAAGACAAGGTTTAAAAGGCGGTGGAATCTGTAAAAAAGGAATGAATAGGAAAGCCGTCGGAAAGAATTCGTAATGGCCGGTTTAAAAGAATGGTTCAAGCAAGATTGGGTCGACATAGGTTCCAAGAAAAAAGGTGGAGGCTTCAATAAATGTGGAAGAAAATCTGCGAGTGGATCAAAAAGAAAATATCCAAAGTGCGTCCCTGCTGCAAAAGCGGCAAGCATGACAGAGTCCCAGAGACGGAGTGCCGTTGCAAGGAAAAGAAGTAAAGCACAAGGTGTTGGTGGTAAACCAACAAATGTTCCAACATTTGCAAAAAGAAAAAAAGCTATGATGGGTGGATTCATGGGTAAAAGAATGGGGATGAGATAATGAGACGACAGGATAAAATGCCTGCAAGAAATAAAAAAAATTTTAGACCTACTGAAAAAGGGGCTGGAATGACAAGAGCTGGTGTTGCTGCATATCGAAGAGCAAACCCTGGTTCTAAATTAAAAACAGCGGTCACTGGCAAAGTCAAACCAGGATCTAAAGCTGCTAAACGACGTAAATCATTCTGTGCAAGAAGTGCAGGACAGATGAAAAAATTTCCGAAAGCTGCTAAAGATCCTAATTCTAGACTACGTCAGGCTAGAAGAAGATGGAAATGTTAAAAGCAAAAACAAAAAAATTTAACGGCAGATCATACAAAATTTCCCCACTAAAGGAAGGACCTTACAAAAAAGGTTTAGTAAAGAATTTAAT